GGGGCGCGCTTTACCGTTCCCGTGGCAGTATCGGAGATAGTTTCGCGTCGTTCGACCAAATGGGTACAACCGCCTATACGGGGCTATCAGCGATTGTTAAACAACTATTGGGCATTGACCGCCCCGCGGTGGCGTAATGCCCGTAGTCGCCTACACAGACCTATTTAACGAAGTCCTAGACGACTTAGCCGCCAAGATTGCGGCCATTAGTGGCGTAACCGTAGTAACTGACCCGCGCAACCTAGCCCCGCCGTGTGTGTTTATTGACGCCCCAAGTTTCGAGGCGTTTAACGGCAATATTGTAAAAATGCGTTACCCCATTCGCGTTATTACGTTGGGCCCCGGCAACCTAGACGCGCAACGGTCACTAATGAACCTTGCCGCCAAACTGCTAAACGCGAATATCGGGGTTCTCGAGGGCCGCCCAACGGTTGCCATTATTGGCGGTACTGAACTGCCCGCCTATGATTTACAACTATCCATACAAGCCCAAACAACATAGGAGTAACCCGTGTTTATTATTCTTTCCGAACGTCTAGGCGTTGTAGGTTCTAAATTTGACGTAGAAGCCGCACGCGCTAAGGGTTACGACATAGACGCGCTCATATGGGGCGGGTTCATTGGGGAGAGTTCCCCCACAAAGCCCGCTAAGGCTAGTAAAGTTTCCGACAAGGCCGACAAAACAAAGGATTAAACCCAATGGCTACTAGCACCATTCTTTCCAACCCCGTAGTAACCGTAAATAGCGTCGACTTGTCCGACCAATGTACAAGCGCGCAATTTGTCGAGCGTTACGCCGAACTACCTGCGACGGCCTTTGGGGATTTATCTAACAAGTACGTAAAGGGCTTAGGCGACCACGAATTGACGTTAACCCTTTATATGTCTTACGCCGCTAGCGAAACCTATGCGACATTAAAGGGCCTTGTCGGTACAACTACTACCGTCGTTGTAAAGCCCGCTACAGGTTCAGATAGCGCAACCAACCCCGGCTTAACCCTTACGGGGGCGTTCTTAGCCGAACTGCCCCATAACTTTGCGCTCGGGGAATTGTCGCAAATAGACGTAGTTTTTCACGGCGGCGTCTATACCGAGGACGTCACCCCGTAACCCAATAGGCACGAAAGGCCCGACCAATGAACCTAACAATACGCGTAACACGCAACGACGAAACCTACGACGTCACTACCAACCTTTTCGTAACTGTCTTATGGGAACGCAAATACAAAGCGCGCGCGTCGGATTTGGCTACAGGCGTTTCTATGGAAGCGTTGGCGTTTATGGCGTACGAAGCGTCAAAAATGAATTCGATAACCGTTCCCGTCGCGTTTGACGATTTCCTAAAGTCTGTCGAAAATTTGGAAGTGGTGGACAATGAACCCGCAAACCCTACCCCCGCGGCAGTTACCGCCGCCAACTAGCCGAACTTCTAATAGCGGTCGGTTTTTGGCCGTCTATGGTCCCGTTCGATACACGCGATTTAGTGACCGTTATCGACGCTTTAGAGAAACAGAACCGCCAAAATGCCCGTAACAGGTGACTTCGAGGTATTCGGTATACAAGAGGCCCTAAAAGAAATAAACGATTTCGACCGCGTGTTTCGTAGGCAAATTACAAGCGACCTACAGCAAGGCGCAGGCGCGGAAGTCGTACGGCAAGCCCGTAGTTTTATACCGACCGAACCACCGCTAACGGGTATGGCGCGCGGGTCAATGATTAAAGGCCGTAACGATACGAATTTCCAAATACAACGGGTTAGCGCGGGTATTAAAACGCTGGTAGCAAAACGCGCAAGTAAAGAACGAACCGTAACGTTTACCCGCCCGTTGTACTTAGACGGTCGCGCAATAAAAGGCGCATACACACAAACCGTAGACTTTAAGGCGCGCCCGTTTGCCCTATTGACAGCCCAACAAAAAGACGCCGCCGGCGCATTGTGGGACCACGCAGGCGTTAATGAACGTAGCCAATTCGTACAAAACCTTATTACCTACGGTAAACAACGCGAACCCGAAGCCCCGCGCGCATTGGCACAAGGCGTAGGCGAGGCTATGCCGACGGTCGAAGTGGAAGTATCCAAAGTTTTAGACCGCGTAAGTGAGAAACTGAATAAGAACCTACGCCTAGAAAAGACGCGCTAACTATGGCTATTAACATTCCAATTATTTCGAGCCTAGATACCAAAGGGTTCGACAAAGCCAAGCGCGAATTTGCGAATTTAGAGGGCGTCGGGGCGAAGTCTGCCTACGCCGTAAAAAAAGCCGCGCTACCCGCCGCCGCCGCTTTAGGTGCTTTAGGCGTGGCCGCTTTTGACGCCGCTAAAGGGGCAGTAGAGGACGCCGCCGCGCAAGCCCTACTAGCCCAAACTCTCACTAAAAACACGAAAGCCACTAAAGCGCAAATAGCCGCTAATGAGGATTGGATAGCCACACAAGGCAAGTTACTAGGCGTCACCGACGACGAACTTAGACCCGTGATTTCGAGACTATCTACGCAAACGAAAAGCCTTGCCGAAGCCCAAAAAGGCGCGGCGTTGGCTATGGATATCGCCGCCGCCACCGGCAAGCCATTAGCCACCGTTACTGAGGCGTTAGCGAAAGCGTACGGCGGTAACGAAAAAGCATTAGCCAAACTTTCGCCCGAACTTAAAGGCCTTATCAAGGACGGTATGACGACCGAAGAAGCGTTTGCCAAACTTTCGGAAACGTTTGGCGGGGCCGCCACAACTAAAGCCAATACCGCCGAGGGACAATTTAAGCGGTTACAAGTCTCGCTAGCAGAAACAAAAGAAACCATAGGGGCGGCCCTATTGCCGATTATCCAAAAGGTACTGCCGTACCTACAAAAAATGGGGCAATGGGCAAGCGAAAACACCACAACATTTTTAGTTATCGCCGGCGCGGTAGGTGGCATAGCCGCCGCCGTAATCGCAGTAAATACCGCTATGACCGTCTTTACCGCTATCACAAAAGCCGCCACGGCAGTACAAGCCGCGTTTAACGCGGTACTAGCAATGAACCCTATAACGCTTGTCGTTATCGCTATAGCGGCCCTAGTTGCGGGGCTAGTAATCGCGTATAAGAAATTTGAGGGTTTCCGCAACATTGTAAACAGCGTATTTACAACGGTTAAAGACGCGGTTAGTGGCGGCTTTAGTTTCCTACGCGGATATCTCGATTTCGTACTAGGCGTCTATAAAGGCATTTTTAACGGCATTGCTACCCTATGGAATAACACGATAGGAAAACTGTCGTTTAAGGTTCCGTCGTGGGTTCCCGGCTTCGGCGGTAAAGGTTTCGACGTACCTAATATCCCAATGCTGGCAGACGGCGGCATAGTCAATAGTCCTACTCTCGCAATGATTGGGGAACGTGGCCCCGAAGCCGTCGTACCGTTAGACCGTTTCCGCGGGGCAGGCAGCGGCGATATCACTATTCACGTAAACGGCGGCGACCCTAACGCCGTCGTAGACGCACTTGTAAAGTATTCACGCCAAAACGGGTCATTACCCGCACAAATAAAACTAGCGTCGTGACACTTTTTAATAACTACAAAGTCGAGTACTACGACGGGGCCGATTGGCTAGAAATACCGTACCTAGTGGAACTAAACGCCACTGTCGGCCGCCGGCAAATTACCGATAGTTGGAGTTCGTCTACCGCGTCGTTTACGTTTCGCTACCCGACGGGGTTCGCGTCCCCATATACGGATTTACAAGTAGACGTTCCTATTCGTTTTTTTACCCCTAGCAACACAACTAACGCAGGCTGGACAGGGTTTATACGCGACGTAACCGCGTCGTGGGGCAAACCATACGCCGGCGGGGTAGGCGAAGCCGACACTCTCACGGTACAAGCCGAAGGCGCGTTAGCACGTTGGGGCCGCATTATCGGCGACGGGTTCGTACCGTCCACTAATACCGCTAACGGCCAACTAACCGAAATAGTGAACCATTACGGGCTTTCGTGGAACGGGAACCTAACTAGCGAACCCGTAAAAGCCGTTGGTACAACGTCGTCTATTTTGGATTGGTTCCAAAAGTTTCTAAACACAACACAAGGCCGACCGCTAGACGGTATGGCAATATCGGGCGACCCTGAAGCACAACCGAACGTATGGGTTATTAGCAACGCCACCAACCTATTTACGACCGTTAATTTTTCCGACGTTGCCAATAACGCAACCAACGACATTTACGACGTTCTTAATTTTGACAGTCTCGCCGACAACTACGTAACGCAGGTAATCGTTACTAGCCCCGACTACGCAGACCAAACCGCGCAAGTCGGAACCGAGCCGTACCGTTCTTTTACGGTAGACACCTACGCCAATAGCGCGGCGCAAGCGGCCGATATTGCGTCCTACATTTTGGCTACGTCGCAGGGGCAAGTTATAGCCCCGTCGGAAGTGTCGGCTATTTCGAGCGGTCAAAACGACGGCCGTATAGACACTATGAACGTTCCCAACGCGTTTTATATTTTTGCGCGCTTACCGACGTTTTTCACGAAAATTACTTTTCGAGGCGTTACCTATGTTGCGCGTATTGAAGGCGCAACTATAAGCGCAAACCCTGAACAAACCCGCGTAACGTATTATTTGTCCCCGCAAGAGGCGAACCCGTGGCTAATTTTGGATAGTGCCACCAATGGGGTACTAGATACCAATAAATTAGCCTTGTACAGTTATTAGCGGTTTGTAGAAAAGAGACTTTATGCCCGTACCTGATTTTAGCCCCGGCGAAATTCTAACGGCGTCCGCTATGGACAGTATTGGATTGTGGCGTGTTACGACTTGCACCGTGTCGAGCGCGGGTGGTACGGCGGCTACTGCGTCTAACGGCGTTATCACTATCGGCACAGGCAACACCAGCGTGACCGTAAATAATGCGTTCTCGTCAGACTTTCAGTCGTACCGCATTTTTATTGAAAACAACGACACAAGCGGAACCGCGTCACATCTGTTCCAATTTAGTGGCATTACAGGCAGTAACTATTTAAGTGGCGGGTCGTACGGTTCGTGGGGTGGAGCAGCACAAACGGGGTTCGGAAATGCGTTTACAACCACTTGGACACTTTCGGCAAACGTATTAAATGGCACGGGAACAGTTATGACCCTTGAAGTAACTAACCCAAATATTGCTCGCAGAAAATACGGTTTTAACACGGCGCAAGCGGGTAACGGTCATTTAACTTTTAACCACGTTTGCACGTCAACCAGCACCGCCACAGGTTTCGTTATTTCAAAAGCAGGGGAAACAATGACAGGTGGCACTATTCGCGTTTACGGGTACAGGAATTAGCAATGTCCGACACCATTCTCGTAGCCCTAATCGGTGGCGGCTTCACCGTAGTAGTCGCCCTAATTGAAGTCACCCGCCGACAAAACAACCGCGACCACGGCGAAAACTCACGCAAACTCGACTACCTAGCCGACCTATTCCGCGACCACCTGAAAGGCCACAAATGAACCCCAAAGCCAAAGCCGCTATAGCGTCCTACGCCCGCGCCCTAGTCGCCGCCGCACTCCCCGTATGGGTTGCCACGAACGACGTACAAGCCACCACCCACGCATTTTGGGCCGCGCTACTACCCGTCGTTATGCGTTGGGCAAACCCCGCCGACCCAGCCATAGGACGCGCCACAAATGAAAACTAGCGTAATTGGGTTATCACAAACCCCCGCAATTGTTCACCCCGACAAAGACGGCCCCGAAACTATTTACATTTACCCCGGCGGGCAAGACGTCTACGTAGGCGACGCAACCGTAACTAGCAGTACGGGACTACCACTAATCAAAAACAACCCGAACGCCATTTTTCTTAGAGGCCACCAAACCTTGTACGCAATATGCGCCACGGGAACCCACAACCTAATCGTTCTCCACGAAAGCCCGTAGCCGTGTCTAAACGCCCATACACAGGAAACAAAGACGGAACCGCAAAAGCGAAACGCGCAGGTACGGAATGGTTCGTACGTGCAATGCGCGCCCGTTGGAAATTCCGCAATATGGGAACCCTAGTAATCCGCGATATGCGCGGTAAACCCGGCGTGTTATCCGTCCACGCAACAGGACGCGCCGCCGATATCGGCTACCTAGTCAAAGACCGTAAAAAAGCCGTAGAAATAGTCGAGTGGTTAGCCACCAATGCAGACGCGTTAGGTATTGAAGCGATACACGACTACGTTTACGGCGACCACGGCCGCGGGTGGCGTTGTGACCGTGGCAAATGGAAAATTTACACCGCCGCCGACAATGCAGGCTCTGGCGGGTATTGGTTTCATATAGAACTGAACCCCAAAATGGCCGACGACGCGGGCGCATTGTCTGAAGCGTGGCACTCAATACCTAAGCCCGACAAGGCTTAGAACGGATTTACCCACAACCGCCGTAAAGGTTCGCTAGGGTTTCCACACCCGACGAAAGGCCCCTAATGCGCCGAATTACCTTTATAGCCATATTTGCCGTAGCCCTATTTACGGCCCCAAACCGTGTAGACGCGGGCGGTAGTTGCCCCCAATACGAAAAAGTTCTAGCGCGCTACCTACCCGCCGCCACGGTCAAAACGTTTAGCCGTATCGCCTACCGTGAAAGCCGTTGCAATCCTAAAAGCATTTCGGCGGTTCGTAAGTCCACCGGCTACCCCGATATCGGCCTACTACAGATACAGGGGTCGTGGCGTACCGTCACCTATCAGGTTTGCCGTCTAAAGCCCACAGAACGCCATATAACAGCCCTAACGCGTTTCGACTGCCATTTACGCGTCGCGCGCTATTTATACGACAACGGCGGTTTAGGGCATTGGCGGGCGACGTCGGGACAATGACAGACCCAACCCGTAACGTCTGCTACGGTAAGCACTAATCCACCCGACAAAAGGAGAACCCGACAATGGACACGCACAACCACCGCAACGTTGCCATAACACGCGCAACACTTAATGCGAACCACCCAACTAAAAAACCACGCAACGGGTGGCGCGTTGAACTATGGGAAAACTACCCGCATTATTTCACGACGCTAAAAGCGGCTCGCGCATTTATTGACACAGAAATAAACACAACCGTAAATAAAGTTTTTAGGCAACCTTGCGTCCCTGAGTATTACCGCGTAGTACTAATCGACGGGCGTTTTAACGCACACGAAATTTCGCACGACTACTACCACGCAGTTAGCGAACACTTCACAACGGACGGCGCACAATGAACCGCGATAACACCAAATGCGTAACGTGTGGCGACGACGCCAACGTGTCCACGTGGAAACGACAAGAACGCGACGGCGTAATAGTCAAAGGCCCACGACGCGACTACTGCTACGACTGCTACGACGCGCAACAATACCCACAACCCGTAAACCGCCAACTAAAAGACCTAAAACGACTAGCGGCCGACCTACGCGAACACGCCTACAAATACCTTTTAGACGACGGGCAACTATGCGCCGACCTACGGCAAGCCGCAAACTATTTAGAGGCGGTAGCAAATGGGTAACCACAACGCCCCATACGTGGCCGCTAGTGACACGTCGCGCGCCCGCGCCGTTCGAGAGGACGCCAACGGAACCACAACCGACCGGCGACGCCATATTCTTGACCTACTCACCGAAGCGGGAACCGTCGGCGCAACGTGGAAAGAACTAGCCGACCTAACAGGACTACACCACGGACAAGTTTCGGGGACACTCTCAAAACTTCACGAAAACGGCGAAGTATTCCAACTACGCGTAACCCGTTACGGTTGCCACCCGTATTTAATAGCCGCCTACCGCGACGACTTCTACGACTACGAACGAAACGACGAACCCGTAAAAACCAAAAACAACGCCCGCATAGCCGCGCTCGAAGCGGTTGCGCAAGCGGCCTACGACTTGTGTTACACACAAAGCACTAACGTCGGCGCAAAATGGGACGCGTTACGTATAGCCCTAGCGAAAGTAGAACTACCAAATGATTAACCAACCAACCAACGCGGCCGACTTCACGCTACGGATAAAGACGTTGTGCCACGTTCTTTACGACGTTTGCCGTTGCCACTTATTCACCGACCCGCGCCACCGTTGTAGTCGTTGTGACATTCTTACGTCGGCCGCTACGGAATGGGCGTACGAATACGAATTAGTTATGGAGTCTTACAACGAACAAAAGGATAAAACCGTATGAGTTTTGACTTAGGCGACTATGTAGACGTACGCCACCGACTAGAACTAGCCCTACTGAAGTTCCCCAACCTACGCGTAGTAGAAAACGAACCCGAACTAATCCCCATAGGCGAACGCGTCTATATCCAATGCGCCGTAACCGTCTACCGCGACCACGACGACCCCCAACCTATGCGCGCCTACTGTTGGGAAGTATTCCCCGG